AAGATTTGCGGAAGGCAGCAGAGGCAGAAGCAGCTCGTATTGAGCGTGAATTAGAAAACACTACTTTAAATAAATTTCTTAGAAATATTGAAAGTAGAATTTACGCTAATCTAAGTAAACAAATGGTGGACGCTATGTTTGCTGATTGTGGAGATACTTGCACTAATACAGGCTCAGCAGAGATCGAAGGCTCACAACTTACTTGGGTTAAAGATCCTACTACAGGCAGTATAACATTGACAATCGTTGGTGCGGACGGTACTACTACCGAAATCACTATACCAGGCGCAGGGGAGTTTAATTTCTAATGCGAATGATAAAGACGCTTTTACTATTTGGATTCAGTGTACTACTATTGCAGGGCTGTGCGACAAGCACTAGCTTGCAGATTCTAGAAGACACAAAGGAATCACCAACAGTACAAGTTAGTCCGATTGAAGATAGGCTAGCGGCGGTTCCCGCTTTAGACGGACCAAAGATTACTATCGCTGTTTATGGTTTCAGAGATGCAACAGGACAGCGTAAGCCGGCGGACAATATCGCCAACTTGTCGAGTGCAGTTACCCAAGGATCAGAGGTTTGGGTTATCAAAGCACTTCAAGATGTAGGTAACGGCGCCTGGTTTGAAGTTGTAGAGCGTGTGGGTATGGATAATTTGATTAAAGAACGTCAACTTATTCGAAGTACACGGGAAGTTTATGAAAAACAACTTCCAAACGGTCCTACACCGTTAAAGCCTATGTTGTTTGCAGGGCTCATACTTGAAGGGGGAATTGTCGGGTATGATAGCAACACAGCAGTAGGTGGTGCAGGAGCGAGATACCTAGGCGTAGGTATGCAGACTGAGTATCGAGTTGATACTGTGACTGTAGTAATGCGTTTAGTGAGCGTAAGCACAGGGAAAGTGCTTATGAGTATAGCAACCGAGAAAACAATCGCGAGCTATAGGTCCGGAGCGGACATCTTCAAGTTTTTTGACTTGGGGACAAAACTTGTAGAAGCTGAAACCGGCTACAGTGTTAACGAACCAGTTAACTATGCGGTACGAGCAGCGATAGAACAGGGAGTAATTGAAATAGTTTCTGAAGGTGAAATTCGGAATCTGTGGAAATTTAAAGACAAGACGTATACAGGCAAGTTGCCTGAAGTAAGACCATTGAAGTTAGAAGAAGCATTACTGAAGTGGCCCGATGCAAGATTAAATTGCAGTGCAGATGACTTATGTGTACCGATTGATAAAAACGAGGAATAAAATAAAGACGAAAGTCGAGGGCACATTATGAAAACATTTTTACGCATATTACCTTTCTTGTTTATGGCTAACTTCGCTCTGGCTAATGATATCTATATTACCCAAGTAGGTGATAATTTAGACTTAGACCTAGTGCAAGATGGTACAGACAACGAAATAGGTGATTCAACAACAGATTTTACAATCAAAGGCGACGATATGACGTTTAGCATTACACAAACGGGTAACACTAACACTATTGACGCAGTCATTAACGGAGCAGATTACACAGGTACTTGGGACTTCTTTGGGGACTCAAATGCTGTAACACTAAACTGTGATAGTTTAGGTTCAGCAGGATCAGGAAACTGTGAAGAAGTAACACTAAACATTGATGGCGATGGTGATGATAACACATATACATTCAACATTGGTCAAACAAATGACGCTGGCGGAAGTACTATTGTTTTTGATGTAGATGGCGACAACAACGTTAATAATGTAACTGTAGATGGAATTGACAGTGTGATTACTGTAACTTCAGATAACTCAGCTTCACTAGCAACTACAAGTGCTAACAGTGACGAGGGTAATGCTATTACTATTAACTCAAGCGGTGGTGCAAGTTTAGACGGACACGTTATTACGCTAAACATCACAGGCGGCGGTAGTACATATGATATTACACAAAGCGGTGTTGATGGTAGTACAATTGAAGCAACATTCACAGGCGACAGTCAAGACGTAGACATAACTCAGAGCGACTAAGATGAAATTCTTAGTTCTTACATTTACCATTATCCTGACTACTTTCTCATATGCTAATGCACAAATTGGCACAGTGACTGAGCTCAAAGGATCTGGCGAAATTGTACGTGAGAGCAACATAGTTGGCAACAGCCAAGGCACTCCTTTAGAGTCAATGGATACTGCAAGAACCAAACGTGGTAAAATGCGTTTAGACTTTATTGACGACACTAGAGTAGATGTTATTGACAACAGTATACTAGTCATAGACGACTTTGTATATGATCCATCTAGTGGAACAGGTAAACTAGATATGAGAGCCGCACTAGGTACAGTGCGTTATGCAAGTGGCCAAATTGCTAAAAACTCAAGACAAAATGTTAGAGTGCGTACACCAAGCGCAACTATCTCTGTACGTGGTACAGACTTTATTATGGTTGTAGATGAAATTGGCGGCTCAATGGTAACACTATTACCTAGTTGTGATGCCGCAGGGTTTTGTGTAACAGGTGAAATTAAAGTAGAAACAGACGAAGGCTTTGTTGTAATGAATCAAGCATTTCAAGCAACACAAGTTTCACACAGTGGACAACTTCCTAGTAAGCCTGTAATTCTAAGTATCGGTGAAGAACAAATAACAAATTTACTCATATTAAGAAAAAGGACTGTGATAGACGAAGAAGAAGATCAAATACGTAAACGTACACGTAAGATGTTTGAGTTTCTCGATATTGATGCATTAGAGTTTGATGATTTAGATGAAGATGCATTAGCAGAAAGCATTAAAGATATATGGGCAACAGAGTTAGATCACGGAGCAGACTATTACTTAGGCGAACTGTTAGTTGATATGATAGATCAATTAAATGCAGCACTATCGGCATTATTTAGAGATGAGCTCAAAGCACAAAACAAACAGTTTTTTGAACAACAGCAAGGCGGCTACGATGACAAAACTCGTATTACATTACAAATAAGAGATCCTAGTTGGATAGTAGAAAGAACGAGTACAGACGTAAATAACTATATGCGTTTAAACTTAAATCAAGAATATGGATATAATATAAACATTGAACAAAGCGACGAAGCAGTATACGAATATAGATTGGGTGCAGGTAATAACTCAATAGACGTATCGCAGAGACAGTAATGAAACTAACAGGAACACATTTAGGAATAGCAGTTATACTAACTTACTTTGTTAGCCAATCCTGTATGGCCAATGAAATTTATGTAAACCAAGTTGGTGACAATACTAACTTGACTATCACACAAGAAGGTGATGATAATACAATTACTGGTCTGTCAGGCGGCACTAGCAAAGCAACAATTAGTGGCAATAATACTAGCTCAACATACGACCAAGACGGTGATCGTAATGCTATAAAAGTTTACAAGTCTGCAGGCAACGGTATTACCGAAGTAACTCAAACAGGCAACGACAACGAAGCATTTTTAGACTGTCACGGTAATAATTGTGTGCTTGACGTTACACAAACAGGAAACGACAACTATGTTTCAGCTGAAGTTGGCAATGGTGGCGACTATGATCAAAGTATTACAATTACACAAAATGGTGATGATAACTTAGCTGTAGTTGAAGCAAACGGAGATGACAATACTATTGTTATTGACCAGGACGGCGACAATCATATGGTGTATGGCTACGGCAACACACCACTTACCGGCGATAGAAATACATTAACACTAACACAAGACGGAACACAATACGAACAAGCAGAAATTTCTGTTATAGGAAATGACAACACAGTAGATGGTTATCAAGGTGGCAGTGGCGAAAGCAACTTTGGTAGACTAGTATTAATGGGCGATGATAACAACGTAAAAATGTGGCAGGGCAAGCAGTTAGATGGTACTACTGATTCAGTAGAAGGCGGAGACCACAACGCATATGTTGCTATTGCGGGAGACAATAACGATTTTCATTCAGCACAAACTGATCAAGCCGCAACCTGTTGTTGGGCAGCAAACGATTTGTTCGCTGGTATAATTGGTGACGACAATGAAGTAACCTTATCACAACGTAAAAATGGTGCTCACACAATGTATGTTAACATAGACGGAGACGACAATAATGTTGACGTAGCGCAAAATGGAAACCAAGGCTCAACATACCTTGATCTTGACATAGAAGGCGACTACAATCTAGTTGACGTAAATCAACACGGTGGAGGCGCACACAGTGCAACTATCGACTTGTCAAGTACATATGGCCCAGCATATAACTTTAGTTTAGAACAACACAGCAATTCAGCAAAATCATACTCAATGACAAGTATATGCACTAACCCCGGCGGTTGTAGCATTAGCGTAACTCAGTACTAAATACTACTGACAGAGGGCAAGACTGTCAGAAAGTAGGGCTAGATGATCGATCCATTCACCGCCGTAGCCGCGGCAACAACAGCATTCAACACAGTTAAAAAGTTTGTACACGCTGGCCAAGAATTTGAAAACTGTATGGGACAAATGGGCAAGTGGTACACTAGTGTATCTGACTTCCGCAAAGGTCAGCAGATGCAAAAGAATCCACCAATATTTAGAAAACTATTATCCGCAGGCTCAGTAGAAGAAGAAGCACTCAATCTCCTTATCCACGAAAAGAAAATTATGGAGATGGAAAAAGAATTACAAAATATGTTGAATATGCGTTTTGGTTTTGGCACTTGGGATGAGCTGAAAGAAATGCAACGTAAGATACGTGCTAAACGTGAACGTGAAGTGTATAGACAAGCAGAAGCAAAGCAGGCATTAATAAACGGTGTTGCTATTACTTTATTACTAGGAGCGTTAGTTAGTATGCTTGGAGGATTGTTTTATTTCATACTAAAGGCCAAGGGAATGATCTAGTGATACACGCATTTATGCTAGTAGTGTTAATAGCAGACGCACAACAACCGTCGCCTATGTATTTTAGAAGTATAGATGTTTGTCAATACTATGCAAAACGTATACCAAGACAGTACGGAAACTACGGATCAAAGTATCTAGTACCCAAGGAACATAGAATAACTGCTTATTGTAAGCCTGTAAAAGTGCAAGACGGACCTTACATATACGATCATTAATAAATACTTTATGAAATGGATACTAGAATTATTTTTAAAGGATTATGTAGACGAACTTGTGGACAAACGGTTTCAGGAGAAAATGTATGAGCAATACCTTTACACCCGCAAACAAGAGCTTAGTCAAAGAATTGAAAAAGTCAGAAAAAATCTCGATACACAAGCACAGGGGATTACGCAGAACACAAACGGAACAGTACTGCCCAGTAGTAACATTCGACGGAGTAACAGCAAATCCAACATACAAGTCACGCCCGATACGCCACTAAGTGATGCAGAGAAAATGAAACAAAAATTAATGGGAATTAAAAAATGAAACGACTACTAAGCCCTTGGTGGGCATTGATAACACTAGGGATATTAGTATACGCATTTGCAAATCCAAGTAACTTCTTACAAAGTATCAAACTAAACTATTTTGATCAACTTATAGTTAACCAAGAACCAACACAAAATAATATCTTTGTAGCAGAAATTGATGATGCTGCATTAGACAAGTACGGACAGTATCCTTTTCCACGTAACATATACTCGGACATTATTATTGAATTATTTAACAAAGGCGCAGGTCTTGTTGTATGGAATATAATGATGCCTGAAGTAGATAGACTAGGAGGCGACGAAGATCTTGCACTTACACTAAGTCAATTTCCTGTTGTCCTAGCAAGTCGACCCAGCGACAAAACTAAGAACGAGCCAATCAATCCTGGGGCAGCAATCATTCAACCTCAGTTCCTAGATCAGTTATTGCCATACGGCGGCATAATTGCTAACATTCCAGAACTTGAGGACAATAGTGTTGGTGCTGGCATCGTTTCAACTGAGCCGGAGATAGATGGGGTGGTGAGAAGAATGCCTACTATCGCCGTCGTAGACGGTACACTATATCCTAGTCTAGCACTAGAGACACTACGTGTTATCGCAGGCGACCCTAACTTCCAAATCAAACTAAATCAGTTTGGTGTTGAGAAAATGCGTATACCAAAGTTTGGCGTTATACCTACTGACAGCGAAGGTCGTGTATGGATAGACTGGAGTCAACGTTCACATCGTATGAGTGTTACTGAAGTACCTAAAGATTTACAAGGCGCAATAGTAATAGTAGATGTAACTGCCGCAGGTATTGCTAATCCTGTACCAACAGCAACAGGCGCACAGTATGCAGGTACTACACAAGCGGCTGTACTAGGTACAATGTTTAATGGTACAAACATACAACGTCCTGATTGGGCACCGACAGCAGAGCTTATAGCACTCGTAGTAGGCGGGCTATTGCTTATACTTTTAAGTCGCTGGATGCTTGTAGGACTTGCTACAACAGTTTTACTAATAGGCGGAGTTGTGCCCTACAGTATATACACATACGCAACAGAGAAGCTGTTATTAGACGTTACAGCGCCTGTTATAGTGTTTATTGTAATCGCATTGCAAGTATATGGTATCAAATTTGTACGAGAATTCTTAGAGAAGCAAGCAATAAAGAAACAGTTCGCAGGCTATGCATCACCTACTGTAGTGCGCTTATTACAGGAAAATCCAGCACTTATCAAAGACGGTATGAAGAAAGAAGTTTCGATTTGTTTCTCAGACCTAAGAGGCTTTACACCACTAGGTGAATCGTTTGGTGATGATGTAAAAGGCCTAACTAAAATTATGAATGGCTATATGGATGCTATTACACAGCCTGTACTAGATGCAGACGGAATGATTATTAAGTATATTGGCGATGCAAGTATGCACGTACACAACGCACCTATCAATGATCCGCAACACCCTAAGTCAGCAGTACAATGTGGATTAGATATGTTAAAAGCAGTGGAGAAGTTTAATGACAAAATTACAGCAGAAGGCAGGCCGCCTGTTGGTATGGGTGCCGGCATCAATACTGGCCTTGGGTATCTTGGAGAAATGGGAAGTACACAACGACACAGTTATGATGTCCTCGGAGACGCAGTTAGTACAGCCGCTCGTATTGAAAGCAAATGTAAAGAATACGGATGTGTATTACTTGTTGGAGATGCGACATATCAACAAACTAAAGACGACTTCTTCTACTTAAAAATAGACGACTTAGCAGTTAAAGGTAAAACAGTAGGCATTGGTATTTGGACAGTACTAGACGGTATGAATAGTAAGTCAGATATAAAAAGTAAACAAATGCACGAACAAATGTATGAAGCGTATCTTGCACAAAAGTTTGACGAAGCAATATACATATGTGAAAGATTAGAAAGACATTTTAACGGCAAAATGGCAGGATACTACAAAATGTGGATAGAACGCTGTGAGTATCAAAAGACTCAAGACTTACCTACAGATTGGAACGGCGTGTTTATTGCAACTACGAAGTAGATTTGTGTTTTAATAACAAAGCATTGACTTCGTCTGTTTTAACTAACCAACCACTTTCATTAACAATAAAAACATCACCTGGCTTGTATAGCCAATGGTCTCTAGGTGAACCATCACGGGCAACTCCCATTACTTCGCCGGGGTAGTCTCCTTTGACTGTAAAGTTCTCGCCTGCTTGATCAATATTATAATCAACCCACATCATTTTATAAAACCTCCACTAGTTTTGCTCTATTATATTTAAGTACGAATAATGTTGCTTGTTTAGAATTTGGTATGTCTACATAAATGTCACACCGGCAATAAGTGTCGCCCGGCATAGTTTGACTTTCACTACGTAGGAACACCCAGTCCCATCCGTTTGACTCTACAGTTTTGAAAATATCTTCGCCTACTTCTCTACGCACCCAAATTATTTCCATCTGTGAATTTTTATGTGTCCACTTGTATTCGCAGTTTCCTAAGTAATATCGTATCATACTTCTATTTATATTATATACGTAGTTATTGATATTACAAATAAAGAAGTTTTATATAAATACTTTAGTAAGCAGAGCGTGAGGGCGTTCTACCTGGAGGGAATAATGTATGGACTTTCTAACATTAGTTGGTGAAGTTGGTTTTCCTATAGCAGGCGCTTTAGCAGCTGGTGGATTTGTTTTTTTAACACTACGCTTTATTTTAGCCGGCGTCACTGATAGTGTAATGACACTAAAAGGTATTATAGGATCACTAGATAATAGAGTACAAACAATGAACAACGATCTTGTTAAGATCGATGCTCTAATGAGTCACGCCCTTGAAGTTAAACCAAACGTAGATAGAATTGCAGCCAATGAAGGCAAAGACGATGCAAGGAGAGACTAGTTGGAAGATATAGTTATAGAACAAGGAACTACTATTGGTTCAATGATCAGTGACTATGGTTTCCCTATTATTGCTGCAATGGGTATGGGGTATTTTATATTCTTCATATGGCGTTGGGTAACTGAAGTTATTGATCCTGTCATTGGCGAAACAATGGGTACACTTATTAAACTTGTTGATCGTGTGCGTATGCTTGACAACGATATGATTCGTTTGAATACTAAACTTAGTATGGTACTAGAACACAAAGCTAAACTTGATAAAGAACGCAGAGCTGAACTAGAAGAAATAATCAACAAATACACAGACAAACATAACGATCCTTTTGATTCAACCGGAAAATAAAAAGGTTGACTTTTCCTTAACTATATATTATACTTAAACTGTAATTAGACAACTAAGGAGAATCTATGATCGAAGGATTTAAAATTCCTCACGTAACATTTATGACTAGAGTTCGTGATGAAAGCATTGGCGGAGATAATCCGTTCCGTTGGGAAGAAAAAACTACAGCAGATTATTTTGCAGACAAGCGTGTAGTACTGTTTAGTCTACCAGGAGCATTTACTCCTACGTGTAGTACATATCAGTTACCAGGGTTTGAAAAGCACTATAAAGCAATTAAAACAATGGGCATTGACGAAGTGTATTGTATGAGCGTAAACGATGCGTTTGTAATGAATGCTTGGGCAAAATCACAAGACATTCAACACGTAAAAGTTATTCCAGATGGTTCAGGCAACTTTACTAGATTTATGGGTATGCTAATTGGTAAGAACCACTTAGGCTTTGGCAATCGTAGTTGGCGTTATATGGCAATTATTAATGATGGCGTAGTTGAGAAATGGTGGCAGGAACCTGGCATTAACAATGACGGCACTGACAATGATCCATACACTCAATCAACACCTGAAAATTGCATTGCATACTTAGACAACGAAGAAATTTCAATTGACTAATTATGAGTATTACAATTGGAGTGCGCTCATTGACGACAGTTCAAGAGAGCAATGTGCTAGAGATATCAAAAGCACAGTTGCCCAAGGTAAGTTTTGGGACAACAGCCCTCCCTATCAGACTAACATAAACATTTTTACTTTGCCAGGTCAACACTGGACAAATCTTAAAATGAGTTTTATTTGGAGTTGTTTTGCATATATGCAAAGAGAAGTTCAAATACGAGCTGTTAAGAGCTGGGGTTATATGACTTCACTCCAACGTGCTGAAAATAGAGACATACTTTGGCATAACCATATACGTCCTGATGCACAAGTGTTGAGTGGAGTATTCTACTTGTATATGCCACCTAACATTAACTTAGACACAGCAGGAACAGAATTTGCGCCAAATGGTGCAAATGATCCAGATAGCTTTCACTTTGCACCTGCAAAGATAGGACACTGGATTATATGGCCGGGTAAGGAATGGCACCGCCCGGGTATCTTACAATCACAAAAGGATCGGTTTATTGTAGCAGCCGATATGGAGTACTAAAATGGCAACAACTGAAGAGAAACAAGAATTAATTGACGACATCAAAGGTCCTCGCTTTTATCGTGTTACCTTATGGGGATACGGCGGCGAATCGGCATACATTCCATTGACTACAGAACAGTATGAATTCTGGAGTAATCACATCGACGAGTTTGGCGACAGTGATGTAGTTCAATATATGGTTAGTGAAAGTGATGATGAGCCGGAGTTCGAGGATATGGAAGTTGTTCCTCCCGAAGCTGACTTTATGAAAGATGAAGAAGGCGACTACAGCAGTTGGTTTGAGCATCATAAAGAACTAGAGCACCAATGGGGTGTTGCATATAGTGAAGCAAACATTACAATTGAAGAAGTTGAAAACGATGATTACAACGCAGACACTATTCAGGAAGTAGTTGAAGGTGAGTCATTAGAAGCGTGGGTAGATGAAATCCAATCCAGTGATGACTACGAAACTGAAATTGTTAAAATGGGCGTATCTGACTATGAAGAGTGGACAGCTGAGCATATCCTACAGTTTTATAGTGCAGAAAAGGGCCAGTTCTTTGATGCTATTATTGAAACAACTGGCGAGTTTGATCCAAAGAAATTAATGATACATACAAGTGAGTATGCTAACGGTGATGACACTGTTACATCAATCGAGTATGACGGTGAAGAACTTGTTAATAATGGCGGCGACTCAAATGGCAAAGGCTATTACGTATATGTATGGAGCAACGAATGAGTGAACAAAAAGTTTGGGAATACAAAGTAGAAGATATTTTTGAAGATATTCCAGGTGATTTAGAGAATATTAATATGAATATTCCGGAAGAAATTAGAGAAGCAATGGGCGTAAAGCCAGGGGATCCAGTGAGAATACTTTGGGGAGATCAAGGTACTATCAAAATTGAAAAGATTACCCAAGAAGAATACGACGAAAACGCTTCAAAATAATTGGTAAACTATTTCTTGACAATCTACTACTCTGATTGTATACTATATGTATAGTAAGCAATAAGGGCACAACTATGTTTATAACTGTTACAGGCGGATCAAAACTACAAAAACAATACGCAGAAAGTATGGTAGAGTTTTGTGTTAAGACTCTTATGCCTCGTATGCGGTCGCTTGATGTTAGTGTAAAACTATGCAAGCCTAAAGGTGCCTTGGGTTACTGTTTAGAAGGCGACACCAAGAGAGAGTTTGAGCTCGAAATTGATAAAACACAACCTATGCGTAAGTTGCTAGAAACAATAGCACACGAGATGGTACACGTTAAGCAATTTGCTAGACGTGAAATGCACCCTGAGACAGATGAATGGTATGGCAAAACTTACAATCCTAAGAAAGTAAGTTACTGGGACCTACCGTGGGAAATAGAAGCACACGGACGTGAAGTAGGATTATTCATCCGTTGGGCAGAGGCAAATGATTTAGGCACAGAAGAATGGACACAAGAATGAATAAAGAAGATTTTTATCACGATTTTTTATTAATACGTAAAATGAAGGCTCCGACTAACAAGCGTTATCGTATGCTAGGAGAGTTGTTTGCTGTTAATCCTAATGCTTGGCAAGTGGTAGGTATTACTGAAGATGCATTAGCAGTATTTGCCAAGCACGACTTTAAACGTGTAAGTCGGATGGGTATCAATCGCAGTCATCTAGTAGATCGTGTAAAAACATATACCACTATGCTTGAAGGTCCTCTTATGGAGTGCGACGAATGGTGGAACTTTTATGTAGAAAACGACAAAACTATTCTAGCAACATCAACAGAAAATATGAGCAAAGGTGAATGGAGCAAAGTGTATGCTGTAGATCCAAAATTAGGCCTTTTTAAAAGTCAAGGATTTGCTTGGCAACATAAAGATCTAGAGATAAATTTTTTAAAAGAAACACGGGTGGACACACAATGAATAAAGAGCGTGAATTTATTAATTATTTTAAAACTAAAGTTGATGCCCGGTATCAACGCAGTCAAGATAAGGACAAGCAAAATCATCACGTGACTATTCGTGACGTAAGCAGTGAAGAAGTGTTTACAGCATTGGAAGCTGAAGGCTATACTTTGTCCGAAAGCAGTCGTACACATAGTAGTGCATACGTTGGCAAAAAGATTGTGTATAATAACAACGATATCTATGTTGTTGTGCGTGACAAAAATTCTAGCGGTGTTCATTATATGAAACGCAAAGACGTTACTCCAGATCGCATTGGACTAGGTGGACGTACTTTTGATAACACAGAACATATGCGAGCTGTAATACACAAAGGCCTAACGCAGTGTACTACAATGGAAAATACTATTGCTCTAATGAGTATTCTTGATGCTGTTGACCACAACAGCGAATTTAAGAACACACACGTATTAGCCGCAGACAAGAGTCGTATCACAAGTGACTTTGGTGAAGTAGTAAGTGCGTATGTACGAGTAAAGAACGGTAAAGAAGTTTTCTTTCCTAAAGAAAGTAACTATCCTGGTGTAGACTTTTTTGCAGGAGGCGTAGGAGTAAGTGCTAAAGGTGACAAAGGTAGTAGTCGTCTAAGTACTATTGATTATGCAGAGCAAATTAATGAGCTTGGTGACAGTAATGTAGAAAGTGTGTTCAAACATCTTAGTCAGCGTCAAATATTTGATATGATAAATGTAGCCGCAGATGCTTGCCCACAACTTAAATATTGGAAAAGCAAGCTAGGGAAAATTACACAAGATGCTATGGCAGCATATATTCAAGACAACACATATGACACATACTTAGATGATGTGCGAGCGTGTCAAGATGGTGCAGGTATTGCTATTCCTAAAAAAGAAGAACAGTGCCGAGTGTATTGGAGCAAAGGCGACATTAATCCATTATTGTTTACGTTTTGTACACTAATAGATCGTTACTACAGTGTACAAAACGCTGTCGCAATCAGTGAAACAGTTGCTGAATTGTTTAAAGAAAGTGATATTGAGTTTGAATACTTTGACTACAATATTGAAGACAGCAGTATTAGTATTAACATTCTTCCTATTACACAGTACACACAGTGGAAAATTAACTACTGGGGCAATGCCGCGAATGCGTTAAATAATTGGCCAGCAGTTGAAGGAATTGGTTGACAAATCAGTAGTAGATGCTATAATAGCTATATTAATTAGGCAATGAGAGGCACACAATGTACGTTACAGCAAAACCAAGTTACTCACGTAAGACGTTTAATCATAAGGATAATGTTCCGTTGAAGACAGTATCTACACAAGAAGCACTTGCAATGGCGTGTGCCGCACAACGCATTAATGGTTCTTATATTAAAGACACCCGTAGGTTTAGTGAAGCAGAAAACAAAACACAGTTCTCTAATAAAGAGATTGTGAAGTTTGCATTCCACGGTGATCCATCTTATTTGCCTACAGATTATGTAAAGCCTACTCCAACTGAAGAAGACTACGCTCAAGTAGCAGAAATTCAAAAGTGGATGCGCCGATATGTAATGCTAGGACTTGCAGATTTAGATGATTTCAAACGTGATATGATCAACAGTGTATCAGCTGATGTTGTACCTGTAAACAACTTAGGTCGTATTGCATTTATTCCTGAGTTTGTAAAACGTGATCAACACGAAACAGGACTTACAAAAGAAATCCGTATTGAGTATCGTAACAGTCAATACCTAGGCAAAGAAAAAGATGTTGTTGAAGGTGTTGCTAAGATCCTTGACAAGCGTTACAGTTCACAGTGGGAGAGCTACAACTACACAGCAGTTATAGATGGTAACCTTGTTAGCTTTATGAACAAGTTTGAACACAACGTAGGTGATATGAAACGTATCAAAGCAAAGGTCAAAGCACAAGGCACAAACAAATTGTTTAGTGCCAACGAAACACGTCTAAATTATGTAAAAATATATAAGGTCTGATTGTGCCGGTAAATACTTGCACACAAACAAGGAGAAAGACTATGAGTAAAAAAATTACTTTTGAAGAATCCTTAGAAGACGACGAATGGGGACTAATTATAGACAGTAAGGGCAACTTGAAAGGTTTGTTTATTCCTGATGGTGCTAACGAAGATAACGTACCTGACAGTATTATTCAGTTATGCTGTAAACAATTTGATATTGACCCTGAAGAATTTAATACAGAAGAAAGGCCTCCGCTCTTACACTAATGGATAAGAAAGACGCAGACAAATGGTGGGATTCATTGAGCGAAGAAGAGCGCAAGAAAGCGTTCTTTTCAGTGTGCTACCGTATATACGAATCAGAAATAGTTGATAGAGGGTCTTACAAGTTTGCCCTCTACGACAAATTTAATTTTACACCAGGTGATGGTTCCTTTGGGCTAGGTATAGAGTGTGGCTTTAAAGCACTTCACGACCAACTTGCAGATGTAATAGGACAAGATGGAACTAGCGATGTTGAAACCATCGAACTTGTTGATAGACCAAATAAAGATTTTATTGTAAAAGAAGTTGACCAGTTAACACAATCATTGAGAGTCCGATTAGACCGTATGGACAAGACTCTCTCAATAGTTATAGAAAATGAAAGATTATAGAAAAATGAGCGAAGAAGCAAAGTTAATTCTCATCACCGACTTTATTGAGCAAAAACTACGGAAAGAACAAGAACTAGAATATTATCTAAAAGAACTTACTGAGTTAAATCGTAAAATTGGATTCTTACGACAAGAAGTAGATCTAACAAACACTATTATTAATATGATTAAACGTGAACAAGTATACGATATCAAAGAAGAAATGATTGCAAACAACGAAAACAAACTCATAGGCGGAAGTGCTAGTGAGTGATATGTTTGAAATTACTAATGAGGCTGTTGCAAACTTAGTTACACTTGCTAAAGAAGGTGAGTCAATGGATCCTATAGACTGGGGTGACTTGAACATTACCAAAGACCAAGCATATGTAATGATGGCAACACACGTATTAGAAATGGAAAGAAATCACTTGACAGATGGCGCAATTATTGTTAAACTACTTGTAGAGAACTTTGTTTTAAATTTAAAACTGTTAGGAAAAAGATGAAAAGTGTAATATACGAAAAGACAGCAATGCTGACGAACACACGAAGCGAAGTTGCAGTCGAAGCTGAAGTTGATAATATGCGAGAAAACGAATCATTAGATGCATATATTGCAACTAATAAAATTAAAATGAAATGGAACGGCAAGGTATATGTAGGCAATGCTCACGGTATGGAGTTTACTACTCCTGGTCCTGCCGGACGTTTAGTTAATGGGAGGAACTTTTAATGAATACAAAATTTGACGGACCATTTGTAAGTGCGTTCGAAACAGACCCAGAAGGGGTTGTTAAACAAGAACTAGTTACATATCGAGTCAAAGACGGTATGTTGCGTAAAGAAACAACAACACGTAAATTTAATTCGGATCAAACTGACTGGCACGATTCACAATCAGTTGATCCTATGATGGAGATCAAATAATGCCTTTAGTACCTATGGTAGTTGAGCAAGAAGCTCGCGGCGAACGTTCATACGACATTTACAGTCGTTTGATGAAAGACAGAATCATTATGCTTAATGGTCCTGTAGAAGATAATATGGCTAATTTAATTGTAGCACAACTATTGTTCTTAGAGTCAGATAATCCTGACAAAACAATTAACTTGTACATCAACTCGCCCGGCGGTGCTGTAACAGCAGGATTAGCTATCTATGACACTATGCAGTATATTAAAAGTGATGTAAGCACTATTGTAATGGGGCAAGCCTGTTCAATGGGTTCATTCCTAGCAATGGCTGGTACTCCAGGCAAGCGTATTGTATTGCCAGAAGCACGTACAATGATTCACAGAGTGTCAAGCGGTACACGAGGTACTAGTGGTTCAGTACACGTACAAGAACTTGAAATGGAAGATGCTATTCGTTCGTTTGAAGAGTCAAAGAAAGTAAACAAGCGTCTTACTGAACTTTATGTGCGTCATAACACAGCAGGCAAAACATACGAAGAACTGTTTGAAACAATGAAGTTTGATACATTCCTTACAGCACAAGAAGCAGTTGACTACGGTCTTGCTGATAAAGTTGTGGACAAACGATAATGGCTGAACCAGTAGACGTAAGTAAGAAACATTTTTATATTAGTCTTGTTAAAAGTGCAGTACGTATCGCAGGATGTGTAGTTGCTCTAGCTACAGGCGCTTGGGGTTGGTTAGCCGCTGGATTACTAGTTGGTGAAGTATTAGGAATTTTGGAGGAACTATGAACGACTATAAAGAGAAACAACAGGACCTAACTGAGTTGAATGCTGACGGCAATAGAGAACGTGGACGCTACGGTGAAGACTTATCTGTGACTGATACAGTAGCGGCACTCAAAGGTATTCCTACTCGCGATGAGTTAATGGAAATGCTACGTAAAGAGGTAATTGTAGTTACATTTAAAAAATTAAATGGTGACGAACGTACAATGCCTTGTACACTTATTCCACAGTTTCTTCCACCTGCTAAAAAAGACGAAGCAATTACACAAAAGAAAGTCCGAGAGATATCAGATAAAGTCTGCGCAGTTTGGGCAGTTGAATCAAAAGGATTTCGCAGTTTCCGCTATGACCGTGTAACCAAGATAGAAGTCATTGATGCAAATGATTACAAAATAAGACTTGGTGAATTTTGGAAAGAGGTTGACATCTTAATGTAGTAGTGCTATAATGTAACTATGTTAAAGACAAGCAAAAGAGGGAACGATTTGAAAAATAAAGTAATACTAGTAGATTGTGACGGTGTACTCCTTGACTGGGAATATGCATATGACCAATGGATGTTGCGGCACGGTTATCCAGTTGTTGTACCAGACGTTTATCAAATGGATATCAAGTACGGATTGGATCGTGCAGAAACAAAACGTCTAGTTCGTATGTTTAATGAAAGTGCGTGGATACGTAAACTACCACCACTGAGAGATGCTATTCATTATGTTAAAAAACTACATCAAGAACACGGATACATTTTTCACGCTATTACTAGTTTGAGCAATGATGACTATTCACAACATTTGCGTACAAAGAATTTACGTGAACTGTTTGGAGATAGTGTTTTTGAGAAGTATGTGTATCTTGATACAGGTGCAGACAAAGACCACGAGCTTGTAAAGTATGAAGGAACTAACTGTTATTGGGTTGAAGACAAACCACAAAATGTAGACTGTGGCATTAACTTTGGCTTAGATGGTATCCTTATTGCACACACGCACAATGAAGACTATACCGGCGATGCAGTACGTGTTGCAGGATGGAAAGAGATCTACGAGATTGTGACAACTTAATGCAAATTTATGTTGAATCATTATTTCCTACGGGTGTAATGATTATTGATAACTTTATTGACGAACACGAATGTGATGAAATACTTACTTACATTCGTGGTTTAGATATGCATCAACAAGACGATACTGTTCCTGTTAATGCAAAAAGTTCTTTTGACGGTGTAACAGACATTGTAAAAGATATATCAGAACATACAGCAGTAGATGATTTTTATGATCGTACTACATTTGCACTCAATGAGTATGCAAACGTAATTGGTCAGCCTGAGCTTAAACTAAGCAACAGTTGGTCTCATATACAGTACGAAGGTAGTTACGTTGTAGATCATACTCATCCAAATTCAAAAGTTTCCGGAGTGTTATATCTAAACACTTCTAAAGATAGTAATAACCTAATTTTTAAGAATCCGAATCCGTATTCTAAAATTGATGCACCGGTTAAAGGTACTGACTTTAATTTTACAATAAACGAGATTCCGGTAGGGAACGGCCGGTTGGTTATGTTTCCAAGTTGGTTAGAACACGGGTCTAACTATAACATTAACAAAACCCAAGGGAGAACTATGATTAGTTTCAATAGTTTAGTAAAATGAAAACATTAGCAATAACAGCATTGGCTCTAGGGCTAACAGCTACATCTGCATTTGCAGAAACAGTAACAGACCACTATAAAACTATTATTGATCAAAAACCTTACACTGTAGAAGTATGCAAGACAGTACAAGTAGGCGGCGGCAATAATACAGAAGGAGCCATTGTTGGTGGCCTAATTGGTGGTTTAATTGGTAACCAGTTTGGTAAAGGCGACGGTAAAGAAGCCGCAACTGGTGTAGGTGCAATCATTGGAGCAATCCAAGGTGGCAAAAGTAACGGTCCAGTAAGAACACAACAACAGTGTCAATATGAAACACGTTACGAAGAATCGACACGAGAAGTTTACAGTCATTCGATTGTAACTTTTACATACAACGGTAAGCGACAAAGTCTAAAGTTTATCAAATAGAAATACGGAAGCGTGGCTGAGTGGTTTAAAGCACCCGCCTACTAAGCGGACGAAGGTTAATAGCCTTCCTAGGGTTCGAATCCCTACGCTTCCGCCAACAACCTGCGAAAGGATAGTTAAGTGGGAAGAGTTTTTATCGAAGAAGCAATGGATGCTACTGGCATTAATAGAACTAACTTAGTAGGCGTATGCGCTCACTTAGTTAGAACACGACAAGCAACTAGTGCCGCTGATGCATTACGCAGGCTCGAAAACGGAGAGTTTGATAAAGCTGAATTAGAAGAACAAATGATTCAGTATTACCAAACGGAAAAGACTGTAGAAGAACCCATTCTAACTGAGGACTTCGATTTACCTGACTAAGTACTGTATGGTAAATAAGTGTCCAGAATGTAAATTTGAATTAGACAGCAACGACTTCTGTCCGATTTGTAGAGTAAAAAGATAGCCGGCGTAGCTCAGTTGGTAGAGCAACTGATTTGTAATCAGTAGGTCACGAGTTCGAATCTTGTCGCCGGCACCATAATAAAGCGGGTATAGCTCAGTTGGTAGAGCGTCAGATTTCCAATCTGAATGTCGCAAGTTCGAACCTTGTTGCCCGCTCCAATTTTTAGAAAGGAGTCACGTTATGAAACAGACGAAAGAACAACGTGATGCTATTATTGCAGAAGCAGTTGCAACAGCAAGGGCACACACAGCAGAATTAAATGCTGGTCCAATGAAGCATACACTTCGTAAACGTGCTAAGTTAGAAGCAAAGCAATCAAGACGTAGATAATTCACGCTAGATTTAGGTCCTGTAGCTTAGTGGTTAAAGCCCCCCGCTCATAACGGGTTGATCGTAGGTTCAAATCCTACCGGGACCACCAAAATAAAAGATTGACACCTAACACGTTCTATGTTAGTATAGTATATAAGAAACAAATAGAAAGGACCCTAAGATGAGAGAATGGGTATATAATTGTTGGAATGTAGTAATGGATCATAATAAGAATCCGTTGAGTAATATTCCAGATTTCAGTACACGACATATGATTATGCAAGTCCTTGCTTGGATGTGGTGTATTGTATTTGCTATTATTGTTGGTAGTATGTGGGCAGGAGTGTTTAGTATGATTTTACACGCACTACTATTAGCCGCAATTGCAGTAACAGTAGCAACATTCGAAACAGCCAAACGCCGACCGACAGCATTTCGTAGCGATAACGGAATCAACTCACGTGGCTTTGGTGGCGAACACGAATGAGCGATCCAAACGAACCGTATCACAACGACGGCGCCATACTAGCATTTTTAGTTATTGCTTTTACTATGGTAGCACTACCAATCATTATCGGAACATCAATGGGTTGGTTTAACCTATTTGGAATATTAGGATTATAAAATGAGCGAGCAAACAAACTATTGCACAACCAAAGGCCTAGGTTGGGCTTTCTTGATTATCATCATTGGTATGGTAGGATTGCCTATACTCGGCTCAGCGATTGCTTATCCAGATAATTGTAAGCAAAGTATTCTTATTCCGTGTATAGGTTTAGAAAAATAAACTAAATACTTTTACAATGTTTAATGCGGTAAAAGAAATCATATGGCATTTAACCTGCACTCAATGTAAGGGCTGGTTTACATTCGCTACTATGGAAGACAAGTATTGCATTGAACGAACAACCTTTCATTGTCCACATTGCGGCAAAAAAGGCAGAGCAGATAACACCCTAGATTCTAACAAATAGTGGATACATATTATGGCTCAAAGAACATTACATACATTTGGAACGGCTAAACCTAACACATTTGCAGATATTTACGTAGATAAAAAATTGTGTTATAGTGGCCTAGCACAGACTGGACTACTGTTTAGTTTTACTACTGATGTTAAGAAACACGGATTTGTAAGTATTACAATTGATGTAAAACAAGGTAGTATTACACTTGGTTATAATCGTGTTACATATCCTGCACTTATTAAAGGAAAGCCTGGCTTTATTAATATGCCGCAACCAATTGTACAACCAACTTTGGAAACTGAAATTACGGAAAGTTTTACATACGAACATTATATGTTTAATGGACCTACACAATGGATAATTGACAGTCCTACAAACAACGACGAAACTCAAGTAGTAGATAATTTTTATAAAGCCGCGGCAACAGGATTTATTTCTCCAGACTGGCAATATAAAAATGAACCTGTAGACATAAACAATTTAGGTTATGAATTGTTAATTAGTGGTTGACAGCGATAAATAAAGATAGTATAGTATATACATACTAAGAAACAAGGAATAGATAAGTGTTAAGAACAGTACAACAATATATTATAGATTGGTGCCAACCGTTACGGAGGGGTATGTCTTAACGCGACTTTATAAAAAAGTTATTTTAGATAAGCCCCTAGTAATTAATTTTATTAGGGGCTTTTTTTGTCGGTGAAGTGTTACGGTAGCACGTCAGTCTCCAAAACTGAAAGCCGGGGTTCGACTCCCTGCACCGATGCCAATATTGGGGAATGGTCTAGAGGTAGGACGACTGTTTTTGGTACAGTAGATCGTAGGTTCGAATCCTACTTCCCCAGCCAATTTTGGTTGACAAATCGTATATAATCGTATATAATTGTATATATTAATTAGGCATACAAGGGCATAAGGCTATGACAACATTCGTAATCAGCGATACTCACTTTAACCACGCAAATATTCTTGACTTTAAAGATTACATTGGCAAGCCGTGTAGAGAGTTTGACAGTGTTGATCATATGAACCAGTGTATGTTAGACAACTGGAACGATACAGTTGGTCCAAAAGATACTGTTATTCACTGTGGTGATGTTCTTTTTGGTCTTGACAAGGTTGATTGGTTAACAGCAAACTTTGCAAAGTTGCCTGGTAAGAAAAGACTTGTTCTTGGCAACCACGACAACGTAAAGCACCTTGCACCGTTCTTTAAGGATATCCAGTTATGGATTGATTTAAGTGATAAAGGATTAATCTTTACTCACACACCGTTGCACCCTAGCACACTTGCTGAGAAGCATAGGTTTGGTGATGGAGACTTATTGAATGTACACGGACACATTCACACTAATCCTTCACCGGACGGACCATACAAATGTGTTTGTGTTGAGCAAATTAACTTTACTCCGTTAGATATAGACAGTTTGAGGGCGTGATGGCTAAGAAAGTTAGGCGCCCTCAAGCACCTAAAGTTAGGAATTGGGTAGCAAAACAAGTTCGTGATTTGGACGGACCTTTTCGTCCAAAGGTAATTAAAAATAAACGTAAGAAGAAACCTAAGTATAACAAGATAGATTGGGATGAGTAAAATGAAACTAAAAAATTTAGATATGCTACAAACTATATCTCCAATGGGCGTACAAGCTATTGTTGACTTTGGCAAGTACGAACTTAGTATCGTTAAGAACGAAGCATCATACGGCAACAAACAAGATCTGTATGAGATTGCTGTTTTTAAAGGCAATGACCAAGTAGAGCTGCCTGGCATTACCAATGAAGGTGATACAGTAAAAGGATGGTTGACATCAAGTGATGTTGATGCTATACTAACTAAAATGTATACAATAACAGGCACAGAAGGCAAACAAATATGAAAACACAACCACAAGACATTATTAAGCGTTTAGAAGATCACAACGGTCGACTAGAAAAAGAAACAATTATATTCGGCGCAATGGGCGAAGGATTAGATGAATTTTTTGAAGGTGTACGTATGGCACTTGACCCACTTGTAACATTTGGTGTTAAGCAAGTTCCAGAACGTGACGAAACACCTGAGCGTGGACAAGGTCTTATTTGGAGAGATTTCAAAGTACTTGCCGATCAACTTATCAATAGAGAGCTTACAGGCCACGCGGCACGTGATGCTATTGAATTGGTAATGAGTGTTGCTACTGTTGAGCAGTGGAATGGATTCTATCGTAGAATTTTAATCAAAGATTTGCGTTGTGGTGTGAGTGAGAAAACAATAAACAAAGTTGCTAAAAAGTTCGACGGCAAGTATAGCATACCTACGTTTACTTGTTCACTTGCACACGACTCAGCTAACCACGAAAAGAAAATGGTTGGTAAGAAACAGATTGAAATCAAACTAGATGGTGTTCGTGTTATTACTATTATCCAAGGCGACAAAGTAGAAATGTTTAGTCGTAATGGTAAACAGTTTCATAACTTTGGACACATCATTGCAGAGATTGAAGCTGTAATTAAAGATTACCCTGTACCTTATCCGCTTGTATTAGACGGAGAAGTAATGAGTGCTAACTTCCAAGACTTAATGAAGCAAGTACATCGCAAAGACGGTAAGCAATCAACTGATGCTGTACTACACTTGTTTGATACTATTCCATTAGGTTGTTTTCAAAACGGATCTTGGGATAAGCCACAGAGCTTTAGGAGCCTTATTACTAACCATTGGGTACGTGATCACCAAGCAACACTACAGCACGTACAAGCGTTGGACTGGGAAGATGTTGACTTGGACACACC